TGCGCCATTTCCAACATAACTATCTGGAGTTTTATAACTTGTTATATCATTTTTATTAGCCATATTAATCACCACCTTTTATAATAAAGTTGGAGGTAGCTAATAATAAAGCTACCTCCAACATCAAGTATTATCCTTTTGCTATTTGAGCAAGCATTCCAATTAGTCCAGAAACTGAAGGATCGATTTGATCATTATTATTTACAGCACTACTTGTTGTATTACTGCTACTCTTCTTAGCAGGCTTTGGCATATTGGAATCACCTCCTGAAGTTCCAGGATGATTTCTATTATACTCTGCTATTACTTTATTAATAGCATCAAGTATAGCAGTATTCTTCTCAATAAGGTCAGCCTTATTAGCAATCTTCTTTACATATTCGATAAGCTCATTTTCCCTACTAAATGTAACAGGAATAGAATCAACACTAGCTCCACCTGAATTTCTTCTGCTATTTCTATATGCTGCATTAGAAGTAGCCATTGAATTTATAGGTCTATTTGAATTTACTCTAGATCCTACTCTAGACTTAAGTAACAGTCCAGAAGAACCACCAGAAGCTAAAGCAAGTCCGTTGTAGCTAGAAATACCTGATCCTTTTCTTCCTAATGCCATAGATATAAGTTCATCTGTGGTTATATTTGATTGAGGAGAAGGTAAGCTATTAGTAATAATACTATTATTCTGAGATCTTAATGCCTTTCTCTTTTCAGCTTCAGCTGTACTATTATAACCAAGCGAACGTACACTGTTAGCACTAGTAACAGTACCTTTAACCTGCTTTGCAAGATCTGAGTATCTAACACCAGTGTTCCATGCAGCTTTAGCTTGATTATTAGCAGCTTCAGCAGAATGTACTCCATTACTTCCATACCAAGAAGACATTCTAGAAATCTCATAATCATAAGCAATATCTGTATATCTCTTTCCACTAGCATAATACTGTCTAGCTTTTGAATCAGCTGCAGAAGCAGGTAAATGATCATGATTCTGGAAATATGCAGACATCTTTTCTATATCTAACTTCTTATAGCCTTCAGGATCAATATCAACTAAACGTTTACCTAACTTATATTGAGCCTCTGCTCGTTTGTTAGCTTCAGAAGCAGGCATATGATTGTTCTTCTGATAGAATTCAGACATCTTAGCAATTTCTTCAGTTTTACTCATAAAGCTTCTTCCATGACCAGCATCACTAGATGTAATCAAAGGATTATATCCAGAGAATGAAGAATTATATGAGTAATCATCTGTATATCCAGTATCAATATATGAAGTATCAGAAGTTGTTGTACCTGTTATTGTCTGAGATGCACTAGTATTGTCTTTAGGTGCAAAGAGATTATTGAAAGCATTAGAGAATGCACTCATAACCTTACTGATAACTCCAAATACACCATTATCTCCAGATGAAGAACTATTAGCATTTGCTGCTGTAGCAGCTGTAGTTGCAATGGCAGGTCCGAAACTATTTACAGATCCCATAGTTCCACTAGTTGTAGGAGTACCAGGTATACCAGATTTTCCAGGATATAATCCAGCAGCTTCCCAATTAGGATGACCAAATCCAATTACGTCATTATACGGATATTTAATAGCTCTAGATCCGACATGCTGATTGAAGTTACCTTCTATAGTATGAACAGTTCCATCTGCATCTATAGAATCTACAATACCAATATGTCCCTTCCAAATAACAGCATCTCCAACCTGAGGAGTTTTATTAAACTGACCAGCTTTCTCAAAAGCATTTCTCCAATATCTAACACCATTGGTTCCATTTTGACCACCGATACCATAAGTAAGATCAGAAAGTTTCTTAGCATCACCGCCAACTGCTTGGTCATAAGCCCAAGTAGTGAAAGAAGCACACCACATATCGTTCGGATTGTGATACTTAATTCCATAAGGCTGATGATTATTACCTTCTTTCTTAGGACTATTAGTACCTCCTTCATATACACCATACTGTGACTGTGAAATATAATGAAGGTTTCTAATTAATTCTTCCTTATTATTGAAGGTCATATTGGTAGGAATAGGCTTAACTCTTTCACCACCAAACCAATCACTCTTATCAAACTTAAAGGTTCCAATGTCATTACCACCAGTAGAACCATTATATTGAATCTGTTTTCCAGTAAATTGAGTATAATATGATTCACCGTAACTAGCTCTTCTACGTATAGCAGTTTCTGATTGATCTGCAGGTCTTTCATATGATTTACACATGATATACGTAGCATCATATACGGATTTAGCATTATTAAGTTTATTAAGGAATCCCTTATCAGCAGACATCTCCATCCAAGCATATTCAAGCTGAGTAGCAAGATTTCCGATAGAAGTTCCTTTGCTCTTAGCATAATCATAAAGAGCTTCTTTTCTTCCTGAACTTGTCCACTGAGCAAGTCCATATCCTTTGCTATCATGAGCAAATGAAGATCTAGAATGAGTACCATTATCTACAGCTTGCGTATATTCAGCATCATTCCAACTCTTATATTTATGACCTTGAACAATTGCAGGCATACATCCAGATTCTGCATGGAAATTACCAAGTATACCAGCTACAGCATATTCAGATAATCCTTTTCCTTTGAAGAATGCCCAAATATTCTGTGCTTCTGATTGTCCACCAGCAGATATTCTTCTGAATCTTCTAGCTAATCCAGATCTACCACCTCTATTGCTTGTAGAAATACCAACTGAAACGCTATTAAGTATATTAGGATTGTAAGCTCTAGGCCCACTCTGTTCAGGATCGTTGATAATTACATTACCATTTCTGTCATATCCTGTAGCAAGTACGTAATGATTACCAGGACCAAACGGAGAATTAGCTTTACTTGTATTAAAAGGATCTCTTCCAAGTAATATAGCATTCTTACCCATAGCTATATCATTAGCTAATGAGTTACCACCATAATATGTAGTATCTATTCCTTGAGAAGCAAGAGCAGATCTAAAGTAATCTGCAGATACACCATCAGGATTCTGGAATGCCTTACTAAGAGCAACAGCATTACCAACTGATAAATTCTTACCATTAGCAGCTGCAGCCATAGAAGCTACTGCAGGACCACATCCTCTACTAGCAAATGAATTACCATCAATGGATAATCCATTGTATCTAGGATCAAACTGATTTACATAAGAAGATCCACCTGAAGCAACAGCTGATGTATTATCAGTAGTGGTACCAGATGATGATTGTACAAGCTTTTGAACTGTATCCCAGAAAATTGCCCATCCATCACTATCCTCAAGCTTATTAACACTTTTTCCGATACGGTTAACTATATTATTTACTAAACCAAAGATTCCATAGAATGTTCTTCCAAGAGCAAGTCCAGTATTGAATACTCCACTTATAGGACTCTTAAATTCAGCAGTTGTTAAGAATACATCGGAAGGCTTACCATCATTAGATAACTTAGCCATTTCATCAAGTGTACTACTTATTGTCTTATAGTCATCTTTTATAGGAGCTATACGTTTCTCTAACCAATTGGATAAAGAATTACCTATAAGCTTAAATGCAGAAAATCCTGCATGGGTTATTCTAGATATACCTGCAGGTATTCCAAATAATTTACCAAGTAAAGAATCAGCATGATATTCTTTACCTAATACATTATCAATCAGATCACCCCAAGAACTTGCATTTTCTGCTTCGTCAGCAATTTCATCATTGAATGTAGTAAGCTTATTGTAATCACTCTTTATAGGTGCTATAAGATCTGATACTTTATGATATAAACTATCAGCAACTGATCTTATTGCAGTAAATGATGTAGCTGTAAACCATTCAATCTTAGATATGGGATTAAGAGCTAAACTTATAGGACTATATCCTTCATATGAAGAATTTAATATATCTTCAGTATCTTTTTCTATATTGCCTGAACCTCCGGCAATTATAGTCATCATAGTATCATGATATGTCTGGAACTCTGAGTAGTCAGATTTTACAGGAATAACCAAGTAGTCATTGAAAGCTTTTGCAGCTACTTTACCTACTCCTCTATATGCAACAGGAACTGACATATATAATTTTTCGCCTATAGCTAATCCATTAAATTGTCCACCAAGTAAACTGGTAGCATTATAAGGAGTACTCCAAAGCTGTCCTAATGAATCTAAACTATCTCCAGTCTTTCCAATATCAAGTGCTGTAGAACTAAATGTCTTAAAATCATCATAGTCTTTCTTAAGTGGATCTACTATACTGCTTATAAAATTGCCTACTCTATGAGCTGCAATCTTTGCTGCAATTACCGGTAATACTGCAATTTTACCTGCAGCTACTATACCAAGATTAAATCCATTAACAGGACTATCATTCTCATTAAGCACATCATCAAAATTAAGAATATGATCTCCTAATTTCTCAGTTCCATCAGTATTATATACAGTATCCATTAAATCTTTATAAGATGAACTAAATAGATTAGCTGCTTCCTTTGCAGGAGTAATAACTTTATCAGTTATAAATCCAGTAATAGCTCTATTAAGAGTCATCTGAAGATTTATAGGTGTAAGTAATAATTTCTCCATTGATAAGAGCACTGTAGATGCCATTCCTAAAGGATTACCTTCAGAATCTTCATTTTCAGTACCCCAAAGATCTATGAGAGAACCATTCATAGCATTAGCAAATACATTCTTACCAGCATTTGTAAAGTTATCAAATGCTTCCTTATTCTTATCTATAATAGGTTTAAATACCTTATTCTGAATTAAGAAAGGAATTCCATATACAGAAGCAATTGTCTTGGTTACAAATAACGGAACTTGACCTATTATATATGAGAATATACCAGGTGTAGCCTTAGCTACTCCTTCTTCAGTCATTCCAGCATTATCATTAGTACCATAACCAGGAAGTTCTTCAAGCCATAATCTAAGATAATCTCCTTGAGTTGCATATTTCCATATATTGGTTTTAGCAGCTAAGAAATCACCAAGTAATCCAGGAAGCACACTAGAAAATCCAGCTGATAATCCATTAAAGAATTTCTCTAAGCCATTCTTTCCACTAGCTCCCATCATTGCTTCATTTATAGTATCAACTTTATCAGTTAAGAATCCAGCTATACCGTATTCTTTAATATTAGCCATATCTGATTTTACATCAGCAAATGTAGATTTAACTGTATCACCGACTCTTTCAGTCCATGAACGGTCACCAATCTCTTTCTTTACATACTGCTGAACATCTATGTTTTCACCAGTTCTCTGATTATACTTAGCAACTATATTTAATGCTTTTTGTCTCTGAGCAGATAATCCGGTTTTAATACCAACCATCTCTAAAGCTTTCTCTACTATATCAACATAGACACTATCAGGAATAAATGCTGTAACGAGTAATAAGTTCTTAAGTACTCTTACAAAACCTGATAAGAATCTCTGAGGAATAGTAGGCTCATCAACTATACCAAGAGTTGCTCTAGCATCTTCATAACCACTAGTAAAATCTATAACAGCAGTTGCTAACTTAATAGCTCCAGCATTTGCAGATATACCAGCTAATACTGTATCATCAAATCTTTTAGATAATACCTTTGATAAAGCTCTAGCAAAATCATCAGTATTCTTTCCTAATATTTTAGTGGTTACTTCATCTGTAGAAGTTTCAAATAATTTAGCTACTTGCTTACCGCCTATGGGATTTTTTGCTATCTCATTAAGTAAATTTGCGATAAATCTAGCTACATCATCCATAACTCCAGCTTTAGTGAAGTTAGCCATTCCTCTAACAACACCAGCTTTACCGACAACAGGTACTCTACTAAGACCTTTACCAACAGCATTAATGGTTTTGGTAGCTCCATGATATACAACACTATGTCCTAAAGCACTCCATGCATTTTCAGAAGCAGATTTTACATCTGCAGTCTTAATATTATGATTATAAAGATCGGAATCTTTTACACTTACAGCATTTCCATTAGCGTCAACCCATTTACCGTTCTTTTTATAAACTTTAGTACCATCAGAAAGTGTTGCTTCTTGAGTATCTCCACCACCTTTATTACCTTTACCAAATCCAGGTAATTTGCTAAGTATAGGATCTAAAGCACCGGTTAATAAAGCAGTTGCAGCTGCTATAACAGCACTATCAAGCAATAAATTACTAACAACAGAAGCAAGAGATTTACCATTTAATAGTTTACTAAAGAAACCTTCTTCTTTCTTATCATCATCTTTACCAAAGAGCTTTTCACCCCAATTGGTAAACATATCCTTCATTCCAGTTATACTTGAAGATATTATTCCAATACCTCCAATATCTTCTGTAAATTTGGACATAATTTTAGCAGAAGCAGCAGTTTCTTTATCACTAGTATCTTTCTTCCATTCTCCATCGGTATCCTTTATAAGTTTAACGGGATTACCCATGAAATCAAATTCATATCTTACTTCTTGATCTTCTTTAGCATTAAACTCATCTTCGCCAAGCAGCGATGCTGCTTCTTTATTTTTAATTCTTTTATATTTACCAGTAGCCTTATCAACGATATAATAGTAATTTTCTCCGTTCTTATTTTGCTTCTTAGCTAAGATTTTTCCAGCTTGAGCTAATCCTTCAGGAGTACTAGGTTGTCTTCCTGTAAGATGAGCATAGATACCATCGATTAATGCAACTATCTTATTAGTCTTGCTCTCATAAACTTCAGTAAGTTTTTCAGTAGCTTTTTGCTCACCTGACTTAGCTTTTTCTTTATCAGCAATACCTTTACTAATAAGACTCTTAGCAGTAAATACATCTGATCCTTTAAGGCCTCTCATTCCATACTTCTCAAGAACAGCACTTATAGCTTTCTTATCATTACCAGCTGCATTAATCTCTGCATTAATAGTAGCAAGATCATCTCTACTCTGGATAGCATTATAGACTCTTCCGAATTTATCTTTAATAGCTTTATCGGCACCACCCATCATCTGGATCTTTTCTTCATTGGTAAGATTTCTACCAAGTTCTTTGCTATAAGTATCATATCCAGAATACAGATTCCTCTTTGTAGTCTTTTTAGCTAACCATTCTAAAGGATTTCCAACAAGATTAATAGCTCCGTTAGTAAGAGCATTACCTAACCAAGCAGCACTATTAATTACAGTACCAACTGTTCTAGATAATAATCCACCCTTACCTTTCTTTGCATTTTCTCTTGCATCATCAATCCATTTATGAATTGAAGCTGTAATGCTTTTTCCAGTCTTAGATAACCATCCTTTTATACCATTAGATAAGTTATGGAATATAGTATCTATATTCTTAACTATCTTATCATGTATTTTACCGAATATACCCTTATTCTCTTCAGTACCATCACCGTATAACCATTTCTGCATACGATCAGTAGATGTAGCAAATCCTAAAGCAGAACCTGCAACAAGATTACCAACCATACCAAGAGGACCTCCAAAAGGTCCTATAAGTGCTCCAACTCCAGCACCTATAGCTATATTAGGTACAGCTTTCTTTATTTTATCTAAGACCTCTTTAGGTATTAAACCACCATATCTATTACCTTGAGCATCAGTTTCACCGAATAAGAAATTGTTAAAACTCTCACTCTTAGCAGCAAAACCAACACCAGATCCAACAAATAATCCTAAAACAGGATTACCTGTGATAATACTAGATATAAGAGCACCAGCTCCACCACCAATTCCAGCAGCCTTAAGACTAGGTAAGAACTTCATAAGTGAATTAGTAAATTCTTCAGGAAGTAATCCTCCAGAATACTCACCATTCTCATCCTTCTTACCAAATAACTTCTCTTGGAATTTCTGAGAATCAGCAATTAGACCTACACCTGCTCCTAAAGCAGCACCTGCAATAGGACCAATAAAAGCTCCTGTAAGTAACGACGTGCCTAACCCTGCTATAGCACCTATAGCTATTGCACCTCTATGATTTCCTGTTTCTTCAAGAGTATCCTTAATAGAATCAGTAAGTTTAGTCTGTGTTTCTTCAGCAACTTTCTCAGGATCTTGATCTTTACCAAGCATTGCATTAAATGCCTTTTTGATACCACTCTGGAATGTATTCCAAGAATCGTTTATAAGACCTCTAACGCCATTATCATTGGTATATTCACCTTCAGCATTATAATTTGAACGATTATTTTGAAGCCATTCTTCCCACGACTTCCTTTCAACATTCTCTTTACCTGCTCGAAGTCTATCGATATCTTTTATCTTGTTAAGTGCTCTTCTAGCATTTGCAAAATTTTTGCCTAATTTTGCATCTACTTCTACTTTGTTTCCATATGGATCAATAATATACCAAGTATTACCTTCAACTTCATAACTATATCCTGGATCTTCAAGCATCTTTTTGAAGTTAGGTAAATTTCCTTCATTAAAGGTACCTAAGAATCTTCTAGCTATATTGTTCTCATCTAATATCTGCTGTCTTTTATTAGTTACTCCATGATAGTACGGATTTAACTCACTAGGAATAACTAATTCACCCTTAGAAAGAACAGCTAATCCAGATTTAGTTATAGCTCTACCAAACGCTAATTGTTCTGGCTCACCACCTTCACCTTCAGAATCTGAATCGCCATATGAAGAAACAATATCAGCAACTTGATTTGTAAGTTTTTGCTTTTTTGTTTGTGCAGCATTTGCTATAGATTTCATCTTTCTTTGATGCTCTTTATATAAATCTGCACCTGTCTTACCATAAAGAACTTCTGTAGCTCTATCCTTAGCAGAATTCCAAAGTTCTTTAGCTTTGCCTTTTGTATCTTCTTTCCATTTCTGAGCACCAATAAGATCAAAGAACCAATCTTTTACATTCTTAAACTGCTCCTCAAGATGGGTTCTTATTCTTTCTCCAAGAGATTCACCCTGATGATCTCCAAAGAAGACATCATTAATGCCCATAGAAAGTCTATCTACAAGATTACTTATAGCTATAAAGGGAGCTTCATAAGCAGACTTAGTAGTTCCTAAGAAACTTTTAAATTTTTCATATGCTCCAGACTTACCAATTTCTTCTCTAGCAGCCTTTAATTTTTGATTTTCCTTGGTACCTTCAGTAACTAATCTTTCTGCAAAAGACTTGGTTTCATCTATAGATTCAGCAGCTCTCTTAATTCCTAATTTTTCTTCTTCTATCTGCTTTAATACAACAGATAATTCTTTATCAGCTATTCTGGGTACTCCTCCATTAGATCCGGATAATCCACCAAGAACTACAACACCATGATTAGCAGATCTCCAATAATCATCGGAGGTATATCTTCTCATATTATCAGGATTTTCTGAAACTTCTTTACCAAATCTATCTCTTTGAGTATAGATTTCATTCTCCATAGCACCAAACTGATATCTTGTAGAAGCTTTTGTATCACTAATACCCTTATAGATATTAAGAAGTTTTACAAATTCAAGTGATACTCCATATTTCTTTCTTATAGCAACATCACTAGGAGAATCAGTAGTTGCATAAACAAGTTTCTCTAAGTCTTTAGAACGGCCATTCTTAAATAAGCCCATCTGAAGTTTCTTGAAATTTTTCATCTGCTCAACCTGATCTTTACCAGATATTGAAGCATTATTTTCAAGAAAGTTTTCAAACCCACGCTTAAATTCAGAACCTATTCCTTCAGCGTATTGAGCTTGTCTATCTTTATGCCTCTTATTAATAGATATTATTCCTTCAAACTTTCCAGTATCATAGTTATAATATCTTTCTTCACCTACTATAGCTGCGGTCATCTTTGCTAAGTATGTAGGTATTACTTCTATGATTGCCTGTCTAGTATCTCCATCGAAATCAACTTTTCCACGATTTCTAGCACCAAATGTAATTTGATTACCTTTGCTATAGTTATTTTTAGGAGTAAACATATCTCCAAGAAGACTAAGAATAATACTATCACTATTAGACATAGATTTAGTAATTTCTCTTACACCTTTTACTAGAGCTTGATTAAGAAGATTATCAAAATTCTTACTAGCATCTTTCATCTGCTGAGGTATAATAGATTCTATAGCTCCTTTAAGAAGTATTTTACCAAGAGAAACACCATGTCCACCTTCACCAATCATCATCTTTACCATATCACTAAAAGATGTGATTGTATCTTTGGTTTCAGCAATATTATCTTTAATAAAGTCTATATAAGCTTCAAGATCTAATTTGCCATCATATACAAAATCTGTTAAAGAATTCTTTTTATTGCTGCCACCACGTTGCTCTTCTACGGGAGAAGTATTCTTGATAAGTGTATCCAACTTATCATTTATCTTATTCACACTTTCTGTGATATTTGTATAAAACATCATAGAGTTCTGAATATGAGTAGTTAAATTAGAACTAACTTGTACCATACCAGTCATGGTATTATTCATATTCATAAGAAGAGAAGTAACTTGACCAAAACCTGTCTTATTTAAATTAAATAAAGCGGTAGTGGCCCTAGAATTAGCTTGAGCAAGATACTGAGCACTTTGAGCTGAAGCTTTACCAAAAGACATAGCTAATGTATCTGTAGCACTATCTATAGTACTTACAATAGCTTTAGTATTTTTGGTATTATTCTCCATTATATCTATAGCACTATTTGAGGCAGAGGACTTATCGTCCTCTGCATCATAAGATTCATCTTCATCAAAGTCTGTTCCCCAGTCTTCTTCATCACCAAAACCAAAGTCTTCTTCATCAAGACCAAGAGCAGCTAACTCTGCTTTCTCTTCTCTTTCTTTATTATACCAATTACCTGTCTTAAGATCTTCTATAAGATCAGACATCATATTATTACCCTTAGGGTCTAAATATTCAGCTGCCTTTCCCTTAACAAAATTCTTAAGATCTATTGTAGAATGATATAATTCCTGACTAGTTTTAGCAGTAGTCTTTGTAATATTAGCAATAGTTGGATTATATTGAGTGACGATATCCCCGACGGCATATCCTAAGGATTTAGCAACATTCTTTGTATATGATTTTATCATAATCCTTTTCATGCCTTTAGGTTGCATATTCATTGAAGCCATGAGGAATATCCTCCTTTCTTATCTTATGATTTCACAATAAATTATCTTAATGTGAAAGGATTAGAAAGTAAGCATATTGCTTACTTTCTAACCTAATTTTTTAGTCTGGATTAAACATTGCACCCCATGTTGTGGTAGCCATATAAGCAACATAATCTGCTTCAGATTCACCTTCATGTCCAGAACGAACCCAAGAACCATAAGCAGATATATCTTTTAAGAAATCATCAACTGTTCCGGTATTACCAGCATCTAACCATATATCATATGCAGATTTACCAGGTTCACCAGTTATAACAATATCTCCTCCATCATCTACTGTAGGAGCATAAGGAAGATCAAATATACTAGGATTTGCATATCCTTGAGGTTTAAGATTAGGTGCAGATGCTAAACCATAAGGATACATATTACTTGTAGGAAGTATTTCTACAATATACATATCTTCATGATGCTTAATTACAAAATTGGAGAGAGCATTAGGTAATTGATAAAGATTACCGGTTACATTTACTATATCTCCAATCTTATATTTACCAGAATTTTTAATATCATCTAGAGAGAACCACCCAGCAGATCTATTTGGATCATCTGAAGTAGCATCTTCAGATCTACATAATCTTATTCTTCCATTATATACTGCTGGCTTATATACATAATAAGTACCTTCTTTATAATCAGAAGGTTCTATTGCATCATATGTAGCAAATACAGCAATTTTATCCAAATCAACTCTTCTACCTTCTGGATAATCTGGATCAATTATAAGCTCACTAACGATAGAAAAACTTTGAGATATCATACCAGTATAGTTATTGATACCATATACTATGATATTACCTACACCAACATTGACATTATCACGATACTCTACTACATAGTCTTGATCAAGTACAAGATCACCAACTATAATGCTAGGCTCTATAGGTTCTCCAGTATAATTATAATCTAATCCACCGGGTACATATATTCTATACGCAGTTATACTAGCAGGCATAATATCAAAGTATCGACCAATCTCTCCATAATAGTTATGCTCTCCATGTACTATAACTGTACCTCTATTTCCAGATGAGCTAGCATTTATATTATTTCTGTATTCAACAGAATAATCTGTATCTGGATCAAGTCCTCTGATACTTATAGGAGGAGTATACGGTTTTCCATTATAAACATAATGTCTATAATTCCATATAACTTTATCATCATAGTCAGCAATATTTATACCAGTAATATCAAATTCTAATACTACAGAATGTCCATAATAGTTTCCAATACCAGTTATAATAACTTTAGCTGGAGCTATACCTGTAGTAATACTAATATTATTCTCATAAGATAAAGTATAATCTACATCTTCTACTAGAGGATATGAGAATACTAATTCTGGTTCAATTGGATCTCCAGTATAAGGATATTCATCACCATCTTTAAATGTAATATTAATATCTCTAATATCAGAACTGGTTATATCGAAATGCTCAATTGCTTCATTAAAGTAATTACCAATACCATCTATATATACATTAGCTGTACCTACATTGGTATTATTCTCATATCTTACAGTAAAATCTACATCTTTAACCAAATTGTTTATGGTTACTATAGGTTCAAATGGAGTTCCAGTATACTGTATAGAATTATATTCCAAAGTTATTGGTAAAGTAGTTATATCAGTCTTTGTAATTTCAAATTCAGCAGTTGAAGTTCCATAGTAATCTGTATTTATAGCTGTTGCAGTTACAGTACAGATTCCGACATTGACATTATCACTATAAGAAATCTCAAAGTCTCTATCTTTTACTAATCCTTCGCCTAAAGTACAATCAGGTTCTATTGGATCTCCAGTATATTTATGAGTATAAAAACTAAGATCTAATTTATAAATACCAATATCGGTTTTATTTGGATCATGCTCCCAACCTGCTACATCATAATAGAACCAAGACAGATTTATATCTGATACATAGTTATTGACTATTCCATTATTGGTAAATCTCCAACCAGTATAATTAGTAACACATGTCGGAGGATCAGCTGTTTCTGTCTTAGATATCCAAATTGGGAATCCATGATATTGAAAATTATTACCAGATAGATTATTAATATAAAAATCTTCGTCTGCTAATATACCAACTCTGAAATGGTATAAATCTCTAAGTAACAGGGCGAGTTTATTTATATAAGCAACACGATCTTCAGATGATAATCTATCTGCTCTTCCAGTATGTTCCTGATTAGCATATTTAGATTCTATAAATATAGGAAAATTTACAGGACGATCTACTAATGCATTTGCTATATATCTAGCTTCAGCTTCTGCTTCATTTCTACTAATAGCATTTGTAGTCCAATATACACCAACTTTACAATCGCTAGCAAATTTATCATAATACTCTATAAATTTATCATCTAGCAATAATGAACCCGAACTATTAGCACCTCTATATCCAAGCTTAATAACAATTCCTCCACCAGAATATTCTGTATCATCAGATGAATCATCAGAAAATGCTAATTCAGATTCGTTATTAATAAGCCTCTTTATATATAAACAAGCAGCATCATCCAAAAAATTAAATTTAGAAACATCTAAAACTAATTTTCTTACCATTATAATGCTCCTTCCTTAGATATCATTTGAACTATCATCTACATCCATATTGAAATCAACTTCTGCTGATTCTGTTACATTACCAGATATACCCATTCTATCTCTTAATGCAACAAGTTTAGCATCTGTAATACCTACAAGATAATTACCACCAATTTTAACTGCATTTTCTACAGCAGCTTTTATAACGTAGCCTATAGCTACATCTCTAAATGTCTGATTAAGTTCTGTTAAAAATGTATCTATTCCTGATATCATTTCAGAAGTACAAGTTCTGATAAGATAGCAGTAATATAACATTCCTGCTACATATACAATGAAAACAACAGATACTAATATTTTACTAAAGCCCTGAAGCCAAAAAATAAATTTAGTTTGCTTCTTAGCTACTGCTTCTGCTTTACTCAATTCTTCATTTGCTTTATTAGTGCTGAAATATACAGCATCTTCAGCAAAATCATGGAAATCTTTACCCATAATAATACCTCCTTAAAGTTATTATATCGATGTTTTCCATATAGATTATGAGAAAAAAGAAAGTATGGTGTTACCCATACTTTCTTTTCTAGTTGTTGTTTGTTGTTTTAATCAATCACATATCATCACAGAAGAGGATCTGTCTGTTTTTGATCTGTAAGTTTACATAATGGAATTCATCTGGACCAATTTCTGATAAGATCTGTTGTTCAAAACTATCTGCTCCAATAAATCTTTCAGTATTGTCTATATTAACTCCATTGTCTTTTCTTTTGGCAAAGATACCTAGATAAATTGTTCCATATTTGTCCATATCCTTACTATAAGGATAGAACGGTAGAAAGTTATCTTTTCTTTGATGATTCTTATTGACTATAGTATTTACAGTACAAAGTAGCAAAGTATATTCATAATTATCTTTCTCAGTAATTACTACCAATGAAGAAGAATTCTCTTTAACCATCTTAGAATTTTGAACTACTGAAGTAGACTGAAGTTTCTCAAAGATCTTTCTTCTCATTATAGTACCAGCTTCTTTGTCGTACTCTCTTTGCTTATCATAGTTCTGATACACTATATAGCCAGCTTTGGTAAGAATATTCTGATAAGTATCATCAAATATAAATCTGTTGTCACCAATATTTGCTATATATTGGTCACCATATAACTGTTGAATTGAGCCTCCATCAATCACAACTCTTTCGTTGTTAATATTGATCACTATTTCCATTTCTTTAAAAGGAAGAAGCCCGAATTTCTTTACGGGCTTCTTCGTTGTTTTGTTCTGGAGATAGCAAGGAGAATTTTCATTCAATACTATCTTCTTAACCATAGTTTTACTCCTCCATATATACAATACCAAAATCATTGATTGGTACGTATCTAACTTCTTCAATGTCTTCGTCAACCGATATACTATAAGTAAAAGCATTTATCATATCTTCTACAATAGCAGCTGTATTAGCTATTGTTCCCTTATAGATATAATACGGCTTACCGGTTTCCAGATCAATTTTTTGCGATACTAAAATATGATCTTTTATATTAAGAGTATCGTATTCATATTGATCATCAATGGCAACGCTCTGAATACCTGTAGAAGTTTCAAAATACACTTTACCATTCTTCAGCTCATTGATTATAAAAGACTTTGGCTCATTAGCATTTTTTGTTCCATAGACATAGAATGTAAGATATTTATCCATGTTCTTTAAGAACGGAAGTACTCTCTGATTATTCTCTTTTCTCATCTGATTATAGTCCATCAAATGAGAATTGGTGATAACGTGTATCTCTGCAGTGCTATCTTTGATTTTAAATCTAAAATCTTTATTAGCACCTCTTCCCATAAAGTTAACGTGGTAATTTCCATCGTTAAGATCTACGTTATACATAAGACGTGTAGCAGCATTTCTTATAATATTGAAAAGCTCTTTCTGTCTTTTTGTACCATATTCTCTGTCAGATCTTTCAGTATCACCATTTTCAAATACAAAATAACCAGCAGATACAAGCTTAACACCTACAACCTGCTTAGCTATAATATATTCATTATTGTTGATGACATGAAATTCATTGCCGACTATTAAACAGTCGTCTATCGGATACATCATATCTTCAAGACATATGAAGTACTGTTTATAATCATTCCTTGCAGATACGTCTGTTACAATCTTGGCACTTTCCATATTAGTAAATAAGAAAGGACCTTGATCATTGCGATGCATAAAGTAATGGCCGTTACCATCTTCATCAATCAGTTTGACTATAATACCATTCTTTTTGCCATCAAAATTTACTACTTTCTTTACCATCTTTTGCTCCTTTTCTTCTAGTTCCCTCTTACTAGAATTCATTTTTGTTGTACATTAGTACAGTTTACTGGTTCCTTTGGTACTTTCATTTAGCATATTTCCTATTACAAATATATAGTATATACTTAAAATTTGATTTATTTAAGCATTTCTTAATAAGGCCAACATCGATATAATTCGATAGTTTAACAAGGAGGATTAATCATGATCTTTATTGATAAAATGAAGGATTTAAAGATATACAAAACGAAAACATATCTTCCAACTAAGATTGATAATAAGAAAAAAGGTTCCGCTATTTTGCTTCTTACTCCAAACTATGAATCCTCTAAGAAGCTTATGAATAGCGATTTATTCGTTAATATGAATCGCTACAATTCATATTATATAGAAAAGGATGTATCTTATTATATTAATAAGAAGCATGTAGAAGAAGTCAATGAATCTGTTATTATAGAAAACAATATAGAATTATCTGCTTGTTTAGAGACTAAGCGTAGTGAACTTCCAGATCAAGCTTTTGGTGTTCCTTCAAAACGTAAGTTTCCTTTAGATACTGAAGCTCACGTTAGATCTGCTATAAAGTTCTTTAATTATGTAGATCCTGAAGATGAAGAAGAATTAGCCAGAAATATTAAGAAGGCTATGAAGAAGTTCAATATTACGGATGTACATGTATCAGATAAGAATAGATTCTCTAAGTATTATACCAATCCAAAGAAAGAATCTGTAGAATCAGATGGAAATCTTGAATACTTATCTGAAGATATGGTAAAATATCTCCATAATGCTTTTGATATGGGAGATAAAGTATTCTTACTTGGAGAATCAAGTAATGATGTAAGACTTAAGCAGTTACTATATAACTCTAGAATTAGACAGAGAAAAGAAGTATTGAATCTCTTAGATCGGGTTAAAGCAGATAATCCTTGGATTAGATATGCTTTCCCTGAAATGAAGAAGTTTAATAATCGTAATTTGTTTATTGACTTGTATTATTATAGTTCTATTTTCTTTGAAAATAATAACTGGGTTATGAAGAGAGGTTTTAATCTCTATGCAGACTTTATGACCAGATTACTTAATCATCCTAATAATAGAGGATATAGTAAACAGACTATATTTATTCCTATACTTGATTGGGATATTACCCATAATGCTATGGTATGGAATTTTAGACAGAATATAAATCCTATATCATGTATATACCAGATGATGTTTACAGAGATGTATAATCAGCTTATTAATACATTTGGTAAAAGAGATATAATATTTGTCGGAAAGGATAAATACTTTAAGATCAATTTCTCTAATGTAGACAAGAAGAATCTCAAAGCATTTTCAAGTAAGTTTAGAGTATTCTGTGTAAAGATATGTAAGAATGAAGAATTCGATGTCAATGATGTAGATACTAGTGCTGATAATGCTGATTCTCCTGAAGTAATCAGAGCTAAGATTATAGACAAGATTGAAACTTCTAGAGGAGTAGATCTTACACCTCAGGTAAGTAAAGCTGTATCTAGACGTGAATTGGTCGATAATATGGTGAAGAAGCAGATTGATGGTAAAGAATTAAATGCTAAAGAAAAAGAAGATGAGAAATTATTCAAAGGTATTACTAAGAATTCAGTCATTGCAATTAGTACTAATGATGTCACAAAGCAAGATAAAGAAACTAAAGAAAAAATAGAGAAAGAAAAACTTGCTAAAGAAAAAGAATTAGATGATGAAGATCTTACTAAGACTTCTAAATCAGCTAATAATGATGAAGAGCAGAGTGAAGATGATGCTAATTTCGAAAAGCTTGCTGATAGAATAGCAGATGCTTCTATGTCTGCTGATTCTGAAGAAGATGCTATGGATAATCTTGACGATGATGATGTAAAAGAATTACTCTTATCTATAAACTCTAAAGATGATAAAGTTAATATATCTGCAGCTAGAGCTGCTCGTATTACTGAATTAGACAATAAGCTTATGGATAAAGAAGTTAATGGAAAGTCTGTTAAAGATATCTTAGCTGATACTAAAGGTAAAGAAGAGAATATTACAGAGTTAGATATAGATTCTCCTAATGATGAATGGAACAAGATGTCTTTCATCAACTTTGATAAGAATTATAATATCGATAAGGATATTATCAATATCTTTAGACATTTTTCTAAATGCTCTAAACCTATATCTGTTGTAGATATCTCTGTAACTAATAATTCTACATCTGAAGATAGAGTTATGCTTTATACTGTTAAGATGGAAGACTTTAGAGGTAAGAGATTTACTGTAAAACTTGATATTCCGATAATGGAAGATAATAGATTCTTACTTAGAGGAAATTATAAGTCTATTGAAACACAATCGTTCAATATGCCTATAATTAAGACTGAATTAGATACCTGTCAGCTTATATCAAACTATAATAAGATTTTCTTATATAGATTTGGTGGTACTTCTGGTAAGTCTATGCCTATTGTTTCCAGAATAGTTAAAGCTTATGGTAAATATAATGGAACAAAGATTAAGTTTACTTTAGGTAATAACTCTAAAGTTTGCAGTAAGTATAGATTACCTATAGACTATATAGACTTATCTGGTATATTCTCCAAGATTGAAACAGCAGATTGGATTGTATACTTCAATCAGGATGAAATAAGAAAACTTTATACTGTAGAAGATAATAAAGGATTCCCGTTTGCTTATAATAAGAAACTCAATGCAGTTGAATACTATCCTCCTACATTAACAGAATCTTTCTGTAAGATGCTTTATCTTAATCTTATTAAACAAGATCCTAAATTTGAAGAGATATTCTTATCAACTACAAGACCTAGTGTATGCTCATATAGTAGAGCTAGTATCATGAGTTCCAAGATACCTCTTGCTATAATCTGTGGATATCATGTAGGATTAAGAGATGCTATGGATAGAGCTGGAATACAGTATAGAATTGTAGATAAACTTACCAAAGAAGACAGATTAAATCCAGACTTAGATTGGATTCAGTTTGAAAATGGATATGTAATTTACAATTGTACTTATTCAGCTAGTATGTTTATGAATGGTCTTAAGTCTTGCTCTACTGATTTATATCCGTTAGATGCTATGGATAATAAGGCTATGTATCTTGAATTCCTTGATAATTTCGGTGGAAGAATAAAAGCTGCAGGTCTTGATAACTTCTATGATCTTTTTGTAGATCCAATGATAGAAGAATCATTAAACTATTATAAACTTCCGACAAACTATATTGATATTCTTTTATATGGAAATGCTCTTCTTTGCGATAATAAGTACGTTAAACATACAGACAATTCTACTAGAAGACTTAGAAGATATCAGTTAATATCTGTATATACATATAAAGCTTTATCAGCTGCATATAATAGTTATTCCTTACAGATAGATCATTCTAAGCAATCAGCTCAGTTTACTATTAAACAATCAGCTGTAATAGATCTTTTCTTAACTGATACTATAACTTCAGATGATTCATGTATTAATGTATTGAGAGATATAGAAACTACTAATTCAATTACTACTAAAGGTCCTTCTGGTATGAATGCTGATAGAGCATACTCTGTAGATAAACGAGCATATGATGATTCAATGCTTAATGTATTAGGTATGTCAACTAGTCATGCAGGTAATGTAGGTATAACAAGACAGGCTACATTAAATGCTAATGTAACTCCTGATGGTTATATAAAGCAAAATAGTGGTTCTACTGATAATATGAACGATGCTAATACATTAACTGCTACAGAATCATTGATTCCTTTTGGAACTACTCATGATGATCCGATGAGAACTGCTATGACCTTTGGACAGTCTGCTAAACACATGGTTATTACAGAAGAATCTGATCCTTTACTTGTTACATCTGGAGCAGACGAAGTAATACCTTATGCTGCAACTAATAGATTTGCATATAAAGCTGCCGAAGATGGAGATATACTTGAATATGTTGAAGATGACTATATTTTGATTCAGTATAAATCCGGAAAGAAAGAGTATATTAATCTCAAAGAAACAATTGAGAAGAATTCAGACGGTGGATATTATTGTCCTCTTAAACTATCAGCTGCTGATAATATAAAAGCTGGTAAAAAATTTAAGAAGAATCAGATTCTAGCTTATGATAAGAAGAGTTTTTCTGCATCTGTAGGTGAATCTAATAAGATAGCTTACAATGTTGGTAAACTTGCTAAGGTTGCTATAATAAATTCCGATGAAGGCTTTGAAGATTCTGGTATTATATCTAATTCTATGGCTAAGAAATTAGCTACTAGAATTATCATCAAGTATGAGAAAGTTATAGAGAAAGATGCTATAATATCTTATATAGCAAAAGAAGGTGATCATATAGAAGCTTCTGAGAATCTTATGGTATGGCAAGATGCATATGAAGATACAGATGCTAATGATATAATCTCTGGTCTTAATAATGATGAAGATATATCAGAATTAGGTAAACGTAAACTTAAATCTGAAGTAACTGGTACCGTTAGAGGTATCAAGATATTCAGAACTACAGAGATTGAAAATATGTCTCCTAGTTTACAGAAGATTGTAAAAGCTTACGAGAAACCTTATAAAGAATTAGAGGCTAAGTATAAAGAAAACGGATTAGATACAACTAAAATTCCTGCTCATTATGTATTACCTCCTACTGGTAAACTTAAGAAAGCTCAAGATGCTTTATACTTTGAATTCTATGTAGAATACTTAGATACTGTAGGTGTAGGTGATAAAGTAGTATACTTCTCAGCTAACAAAGCTGTAGAAAAGAATATATTCCCTGAAGGAAAAGAACCTTATACTGCATTTAGACCTAATGAACCTGTAGATGCCTTTGTATCTGAAGTAAGTATAGATAAACGTCTAGTTACATCTAGTGTATTATATGGATCAATCCAGAAAGCTATGATAGAATTAGATAGATCTGTTAAAGATATAATGGGTATTAAGTATGATGACAGTACAGTATAAAAAATAAAACAATCCCGGTAAGCTATTATGCTTACCGGGATATCTTTTTAAGGCTGTATAATGTCATGAAAACTCATGAATCATTTCAAGACAGATAATGTTATTTCTTAATGTGATTCCTGATATCTTGATTATTCTTCTGGAGTCTCTACAGTATCATCGCTACTGTTATTGTTGTTGATAATGCAAGCACTAGCTGCTGCTGTTGCACCTGCTGCTACAACACCTGCTCCTGCAGATGCAATCTCAACACCGGTCTTTGCTTTCTCAAGCTTCTCCGGATCATCGCTGTACTTATCCTCGACTACCTTATAGCCGATCTTATGTGTAGCTACTCTAGCTACTTCTGATACTGCTGCGGTTGCGAAACATGCTGCGATAATTTCGAGAATCATATTCTTTTCCTCCTTAATTCTGTGATGATCTGTTATCTGTGAAATTTATTACCTTAATTGCATCAAGATCAGGCTGCTGAATAGGCTGATCAGGCTGTGGCTGGAAACTTGTCTGGACTTCATTTCCATCCTTCTTTAAGTTTCCTTCTGCATCAGATGTAAATTCTACTACATTAGATGTTACATCCGGTATTTCCACTACATCTGCATCGGAAATTGTTTCTACCACAGCCTCTTCTCCTTCAGCTGCTTCACCTTCTTCATTGTCTACCTTCTTTAATGCGGCTTTCTTATCCATGATTATACCATCAATCTTGGACTCGAAAGTCATTGCTGCTGTCATAGTTGCAGCTGATGCTGCAATGATTAATAATGCGCCTACCATATTACAGTTCCTCCTTTTTCTACGAGTTTACTTGCTACAGATGCTACTGAGCTAGTAGTACCTGCTGTGATTATGTGAGACTTCGATATTTCTGAAGCCTTTTGCTCAGGAGATTTATTAGGGTCACTATTAATCTCCTTAGTCTTATTTATATTATAGGCGGCACCTATCATAGAGGTGCCAGCCTTTAATATTGTTCCTCCGCCAACTACTGCTAAGGCGGTCTTACCAACTGCTGCAAGTAAGGCTAATTCTGTAATCATATTAACCTCCTTTAAGCTTCACCAGTTACCTTATCATAAGGTATCTCCGGCTCTATCTCTTTATTATGCTTACCTTCTAAGTGCTCAAGAGCATAATAGCGAGGAGGTATCTTGTCATACTTTACACGATACATTTCCTCGAAGAGGTGTGACAGGAAGATCTTCTCAACCCATCTCATTGCTCTAGCATTGATATGTGCTGCAGGAAGTCTACCCTTAGAATACTCCTTATAAGCAGTTGTATTCTTTCCGATATTCTTCTCTGCAAGTATTGCAGCTGCCTGATCTGCAAAATCACCATTATCATTCTTCTGCTGCTCATATACTCTTCTTTCATTAAAGAGTCTTCCGTATAATGACTCAGGCTTATTGCATACCCACTGGAATGACTTACCGATCTTCCACATGTGACATTTCAGGCTCTTGTTATATGGTATCTTAGCCGCTGCAGCAATTAAATCTGCTTTTGACCATCTGCCTTTTTCATCATCATATGCATTCATCATAAGATAATTATAAGGCCACTGAGTCTTTGCTGCGATCTTTACAACCATATCATCATCGATAGTTTTTGAACTACCAACGATTTCGTTAATTATTGCTTCAGCTTTCTTTCTGCCAAGCCAAGGTCTGTTGTTATCATTCAGACCTGCATAACTGTGAAATTGTGTTGCATAGTTTGTATTGCTTATGTCAAAATAGCATAAGCAACCAGCTGCTAATACAGGACCTATACCTGTGATCTTAAGCAACCATCTTCCGACAGGATCAGACATACAGATTAAGTTCAGTGAATCTTCCAGACCCTTTTCTGTAGCTGCCATATTCTTCAATGCCCACTGGAGAACCATAACATTTACTTCATTATTCTCACCAGTACTGCTCTTTGCAGCATCGATTGATCTGATCTGCTCTGTAAGCTGCTTACGTATATCCTGCATCTGATAGAACAGATTTACGAGAGTCTTTATTTCAGCTCTCGATATGTTTTCGATATGAAGTAACTTCTCTTTCATATCTTTGGTGAACTTCGCTGCCTCCGGGACTTCGATATCGCTATTAATATCAAAGCCTGCTGATAAGATGATGTCCTTGGTACTTTCTTTCATTTTACTTCCTCCTTAAATTTGATTTGCCTTATAACTAAGGCTGAGTTGGTTGTAATACATTGCTTTTAAAAAACAATGCATATTTTTGTATAGAGATAAGGTCCCACACCAATTGGTGTGGGACCTCATTATTGTCAAAACCCATTAAAACAACTCAAATGTCCCACACTTTTTAATATGATATTCATCTCTATACATAGCTATATTATATAATTATAATTTACTTTACTTTGAACCCCTGGAACTGTTTAATAATGGAGGTTATTGTGATATGATAGATCCTGATGGTTTAAATATTACTACAACTGCACTACAAGATACAATTCATATTAAGGAAGTTCCTGAACTTGATATGGAAGTATATAGTCTAGAAGATGATAAAGAATTTGATAAGTTTATGAAAGATATAGAAGGACAAGTTAGACGTTCTTTTGAATATAGACAGTTTATATCTTATATACGTGATAATATGAATATGAATCAGTGTAGCTTCTTACAGAATGTATCTAATACTGATACTTATGCTATAAAGATAGAAATTCATCATTATCCGTTTACACTAAGAGATATTGCTGAAATAGTATATAGAAAACGTAAGTATTATGGAGAATCATTAAACTTACAGATGATTGCTAAAGAAGTAATGGAGCTTCATTATAAATTAATGATTGGATTAATACCATTATCTGAAACTGTACATGAATTAGCTCATTCTGGTAAGATATTTGTACCTGCAGATAAAGTAATGGGTAGATATGATCTGTTTGTTTATTATTATAAACCTTTTATAGAGCCTCAACAGTTAGAAACTTTATCAAGGATAGAAAGATATACAGTTGAGCAACATGGAGATCTGCAGAATACTACTATACTTAATGAAAATAAAGTTCAATATGATGTAAAAGATAGTAGTTATTTGCTTCCAGAATTCAGTACTATTACCAATAATATGATAGAGCAAATAAAGACTATCAAAGAGAATAACTATATACTTCCAAATGTACAAGAAGTAAAGATGATAGAAGATCATATGAGTACTAAAACATATAAGCCAGTTACATTTGATCCGGCTATAAAAGCACAATACACAACTAAGAAATTAAGTCTAGAATAAAAAATAAAGCAGATACATATCGTATCTGCTTTATTTCTTTTTTGTTTTTGTAATGTTTATTGGGATTATTGAATCTCTTCTTTCGTGTAATGTTGGTTTGGAGGTATGAATCGTTTGTTTCGTGTAATGTTTGTTGGAGGTCATGAATCTTTCTAAAAGTATAATGTTTATTGGAACTATTGAATCTTTCAATATATGTAATATTGATCGGGACAAGTGAATCTTTTAAACAGTTTGAGGTTTTTATTGTATGAATCTTTTATAATGATTTACTAAATCATACAAAGGGTATAATGTTGTTGTGATCTATGATTCTTTGTCTTAACTTAATTTAGTTTTTACCAATTTGAATCATGTATGAAATCTAATGTTATTGCAAAATATGATTCTTTGTTTTATGTACGTAATTTTGTTCTATACTGTGAATCATGTACAATAAATAATGTTGTTGTTAAGTTTGATTCTTTGTCATTTTGTAATTTAGTTATATAGTAATGAATCATTTCAAATGCGTAAGTTTGTTTTATTTTATGATTCTTTAATGTTTGATAAGATAGTCTCAGTATTTGAATCTTTTATGTCTGGTAATTTTGATAAGCAAAATGAATCATTAGCCTTTTGATATTTTTGATACGATATTTTGATTCTTTATCTATATGCTAAGAATATATCTGAAGTAGCTAAGTCTTCGATATAAGGTATATCTGCTAATACTATATAAATTTGATCTATTATCTCTACTAAATCAGAATATAATACCTTAGTAGACAATCTGATAGCTGTACCATATACAGAAGATTCAAGTATAAGTAAATTATATTCCTCTTCTTCTGTTGGACTCATTATAAAGTTATCTGTTATAGCTAATTGTATCTGATAAGATATATTATTAGATATAGAATTTAATAATATACCAAATTGATATTGTCCTGAAAAGCTATCCCAATCATATAATGACTGCATAAGGTCTACTAGATACTTCTCATTACAAGGAATATCTACTAATATCTGTCCAGTAAAGTTAGTAAATTTTATATGACACTCATATTGAGATGATTGTATAAAAGAATATGGTTTCTTCCATCTGCTAAACTCTATCGTTATATCTGAATTTGGAATATGATATTCCGCTTTACAAAAATCTTCCATAAATAACCCTCCATTCATTTCTATAATATACAATTATTAATAAGAATGGAATTGTCAGAGGATGTAATTACATCCTCTGACAGTAGTATCGATTGCTCTAAGCTATCTTTTTAGACTTTTTAATAACATTATCGAAGGCTTCCTCAATTTTTTCTTCTAGCTCGTCTGATACAGCTTTGGGGCAATTATTATTGATATAATCATTATATAATTGCTGAGCTTTTTCATCCTTACTAAGTTCATTATAAACCTTAGTAGATTCTTTGAGGATAGCTTTCAGTTCTTTCAACTGATCTTGCATAGCTTTCTTTAACTTCGGATCAAGACTTTCTTTAGCAAGTTCTCTTTCAAGTAATGATATCTCAGAATTGATTCTCTGTACAAGCTGAGGATGACAATCAAACTCATGGAAATCTCTGCAAGCATCTTCATAATCAGAATTAGCATCCTGCTTAGCTTTATCAAGATGACTAATATACTCTTGAGCTCTAGATTTTATTTTACCCATCTTCATAAGTGCAGATGCTATTTCGGGACCATAGCCACAAACACCAGCAAACTTATCAGCGATAACTTCATTCTGTCTACTAGGACTCTTCTTATTTTCTTCTTTTGCTTTATCACCAAGCTGTCTCTTATATTGTCTTAGATATTTTCCACCGCCAAGTCTGTTTAAAACTTCCATCTTATAATTGATCCAGTCATTTATCTTGGCACTTAATCCATTGAGAATACCCTTTAACTTGCTGGGTTTCTTCTTCTGAGTTTTTCTTTCACTTGCATTCTTTTTCTTATTATTAAACTGCTTTCCAAATAAAGCTTGCAATACTTCTACCAATGCACTATCGACCGTTGGATCTAAAAATAAAGTACAAACTGCCAAAATTGAATAGTATATTAATAATCCGATCAGCTGGTCATGATATATTCTTATAACGTCTCTATTATAGATTTCAATATCATTGTATATAAAATCAGCGAAGTTATGACCTAATTCATGTAATAATATAGCAAGTAACTCTCCATCTGTTAATGTCTCATTCATTAATAGACCAGAGAATATATTTATAATTACAGCAAAGTTATTATCCGGAACAAATCTGAATCCAGAATCCTTATCTGCTGTTACAAATACAGAAAGATCATTATATTTAAGTCCTACATCGAAATTAAGAGCAACCATCTGAGTATAAGCATTAATCTGTTCAGAATTGATAATCTTTATAGCACAAACATCCATTCCAAACTGCTTCTCAAATAGTCTATTCAAACGAATAGTTTCCGGAAGATTAGTCATATCTGTATAGAAACCTTTTTCTCTAATCTTAGCTCTTATTGCTCCTATCTGATTCTCCATTTCTATAAGAGTATCAGATTTACCAATATATGCTTCATTAATGGGATATCTTAACACATTAAAAATATTAGCCATTATCGTATCTCCTTATTAAAGAATGATTTCAAATATTATATAGATGTAAAGTCAACAAAAAATAAAAGCCACCCGTTAAGGATGGCTTTTATGTTTACTTGCTAAGAATAGCTTTACTTCTTGATGTCTTTCTTCATCGCATATCTTGCTGTGATAGCTGCAGCTATAAATAACGGATTGTAGCTATATTTTATAGCGGACTTCATTGCTGCTGAATAGCTCTCTTTGAACTTATCGATATACTGTCGCTCGCAGAGTAAAGTGCTTTTCGGCATCTGCTGCATAGAAACCAGCACCTCTGATACAGCTTTTTCAAGTCCATTTTTAGCCATCGATAAAGCATACTCATTGGCATCCATCTCGAATGTATCGAAGCCATGAGGGACTTCGAATATTTCGATACGGAAAGCATCATATGTAGTTCCTATGCGCTTGTAGCCTGTTTCAAACTGCCACAGGTGGCGCATTTCGTGATATAAGAGATGCTTTATTACGATCTTGTCTGTGTTTCTTAAGAACATCATCCTGTATTGCTTAAGTGTATCTGCCAACTTTGCAAGATCTATGCCTATAACGTTATTGCTTTCTGTTTTTGTTATTGTCCGATTGAATATATCGAACGTAGATCCTGCTGTATAGATTTCCCCTGATGCCTCCATCATGTTATTACCTTCTATTGTTCTAAACTCAAGTCTAGGTTTAGAAGTTAAGCCTATTGATTTTTTCACGCTGGGATAGATTTCTGTCAATACTTCTTCACACATTCTCTTTAAATTTATCTTCATAACATGGTCCTTTCTGTCCATAATATAATGGACTTGATAATGTTTATTGATTCACAATTATAGTATATAATCGAATAAATCGAAAATTACAAAAGGGATACAGCAAACGCTGTATCCCTCTTTTATTATTTCAATCCAAATGCTTTCATAGGGTCTATTGTGGTTACTTTAACTGTGGAATCATGAAAACTCTTCATTGAACGGAGTTTAAGTCTTGTTGGTATTGCTGAACATGCCATGCCTATATTCATGTTTCCTTCGCCTCTTCTATAGAAGAAGTTTCCAGCACATTTATTACATACTCCTGTTTTACTCTTACAGAATAATACTGATCTTAACTTTACAGTCTTTCCAATATACTTATCCATATTTTCAGATGTAAGTTCTTCTAATTCACCATTAGATTTGATCATATATGAATACATAAATGATGATATATTCTTTTTAGTAAGAGTAACTTCAATATAGTGTGTAGAACCACAATCAGAATCTGGAGGATCTAGTTTAATTGTAGAGGTAGCTACTTCTACTAGTTTTTCCCAGTATCCACCTAATTCTGTTTTCTTAGCTCTAGAATAAGGACCTCCGATAAGAGAGTTAGCAAGTAATGAATATTCATCTGCAGATATTCCATCCATGAATGAAGATTGAGCTATATTGAATTCTTGTTTAGATGTAGGATCTGGATTACGGACAGCTCCCTTCATAATATACATATTTTTAAAGTTATTCTCCAAAGAAGCTCCGGCTCCAGATAAATAAGGATCAAGTGATGGATCATCTTTTAAATACTCTTTAGCAAAAGCAACTAACTGTTTCTCTATATCTTCTGATACTGCAGCATCACCTCTATCTAAAGCTTCTTTATTCTCTTTGAATAATTTAGCTTTTAACTTATTTATCTCTTTGGTACATGCTAACATTTTTGCTGTATGGTTAGGAGATAATATAGTTTCAAAAGGCATAAAGAACTGAGCTGCATCTATCCATCTCTTATAAGATTCTGTATCTATCTTATTTTCCAGAAGAGCATATACAAGTTTATCCGATATATACTCAAAATGATCATTATCAATATTCTCGTTGTAATATCCACCTACTATTTTAGAATAACCAAAATCTCTTAAGAAAAACACATTAAATATCCAGATACCAAATGTTGTTGTAAACTTATTACTATTTGATACCTCTTTACCTTTATCATTGGTGAATTTGAATGCTTTTGGAGGAACATCGAATGTATCATAGTGATGACATAACGATTTACCATCATTAAAGCTACCAAACAATCTCATTATTACAGATTGAGTAATATCATCTTTGGTTATAACCAGCATTTGATTAACAAGATTGCTAGTATTTAATTCATCAATATTAAACTTCTCTACAGAAGCATTGGGATTGAAATCCCAATGCTTTGAAACTCTTTTTCCAGTATTAGTAGCCATACTCTACCTCCTATCAATAGTAAACTTGATAGACAATATCAATTCCTTTTGTAGAATCTACTAACCATTCATACGGGAAATTAAGCTTAGTGTAAGGATATACATCCTGATACCATTTATAAGTAACGTCTCCATCTGCAGTTTCAGTATACCAAGCAGATAAAAGAGATATAGTACTAATTCTAGCTTTATCCCATCCTAAAACTTCTTCAAAATAATCTCTGAAGTCAAGTCTGGTTATACGTAATCTCATTTCTACAAAACATTCTAACTTTTGATCAGAAGGATAATTGTAGATATTTGCAGCGGTTACTATAGTACCATCAGCATATCTTAAATTTAACTGAGGTGCAGTATCAAAAGCTTTAAAATAGTAAGCTATTCTTTCACCTTTATCAACACCTGCAGCATCTGTAAACTTATGATATGTCTTCTGACCATAGTAATACTTTCTAAGGTCTGGAGATAAAGGATTGTCTACCGGAACCCATCTAAAAGGCATAAGCATAGAAGAATTAAAGTCAGCTGCTGTTACTTCAGATGCTTTAGGACCCGGTTCAATTCTGTCAGAAGGATTTACAACATATACATCCTTAGGAGTAGCTCCACAACCATTATCACCAACAGCAAATAAACATACTATCGGGAGATTGGCTTTTTCTGTATCATATACACTATTGTCCAACTCAGTTTCTGAATTATATGTAGGAATAGTTATATCAGGCTTTACATCAAATACCTTTTCAGCATTTAATACAGATCCAGTGACAACAACTTTATTTTCATATTCACCTAAAACCTTACCAGTTTCATGATCTTTAAAGATAATCTTAGTTCTCTGAACACCAGCTCCACCACCTAATCTATCTTTAACTTCACTTATATCTGAAAGATTAAGCTGAACATTTTTGTTTGGAAATTCCGATCTTTTATATGAATGATTCATTTTAAATAATCCTCCTTTAAGAATTTAACAAATCACTATTTAAGCAATACTGCATTTTGTAGAAATATTTATCTATAACTCCAGGTTCTATAGATTTAGCTTTATCACATACAGAATTGAATACTGTAAGGGTTTCCATTAATGATTTGGTAAGATGATCAAATTCATCTTTATTAGCATAGGTATCTTTGAAATATAAACCTGCCTTTGGGTCTATACCTACAACTTCCGGATCTTTGGGTATAATCTTTAAATCGTTGGTATATTGCTTAGATAAAGTTACATTACCTTCAAGATATCCATTGCTTATCTTAACTTCTAATCCCTTACGATTAGCATACATATCAGATGCATTAGCACCATCAAATTCATAATTGAATCCTTGAGAACCAAACCAATCTGTTCTTTCATCATCTGGATTATAGTGATAGCCACCATCTATATTTATATAAGTAACCGTAGTAGTATACTCTTTAGCATTTCCACCATCTATATTCTCTAATAAATGAGGATCGTTATTAGCTGTTCCACCATTTACCATAAAGTATGGAGCACCTTCAACATCATATCCACCATTGACATCTTGCCAACCAAGATTTTCTCCATTGGCAGCATTAAGACCATCGAAATCATTATCCCAGAAAGGATCTGCATCGTAGTATGCATTGATATCTACAGCTTCTCTAATGTTGGCATTATCATGATAATTGAAATACATCTTAAAAGATGCAGTATCATATATAAATGCTTTTTCATATTTGGGATCAAATGTAATTGTATAATCAGCAATTTCATCTTGTCCAGATACATTATCAAATCCAGGAGTATTATTGTCTACTACTAATGTCATATAAGGATCTATAATATGAACCTTATAAGACTTAAAGAAATTTATAAGAAGATAAATATACCAAGTAATAGCAGACAGAGATTCTGTAACTGTAAATGAGAATATAAGATCAAGATGATCTCCATATATATAATAGCTTAATGTAGATATTACATCATTTACGATATCTCTTATTAACTCTTGCCTTCCTTCTATAGAAGACTGTTGCATTATTTCAACATACTTCTCATAAAGAATTAATCCATCAGTTCCTCTATTCTTTAATACATCTACAAGATCTGTATATCCTCCATAAAAGTCACTATCATACTTTCTAGTATACATTTCTTGGAAGATATATTCCAGAGTAAGCTTATCATTATTATTATCTACACTTTTAAGAGCATCCATCAATGCATCATATGCTTCAGTATTGTTCTGATACATATCAAGCAGTTCTTGCCAATTATTAGGTTTAAAATTCTTAACAGATTTAAACTTATTAATTCCTAATTCATCTAATGCAGCTTGAGCTCTTTCAGCATATTCTTCATTAGTAAGAGGAGTATCTTGTCCAGGATTATCAAAATCCATAGCTTCATAAGAAGCACCGAATATATAATGAGAATGTCTTCTAGTCTTTATAAATTCAACCATTGCATCATAATCAAAGTCAGGGTTAAATCCATATACTCTAGTTCTTTTCTCTCCATATATCTCTGGTATTATTCTCTTCTTCCAGTTATAATTATTATCATAATATCCATTCTCTTCATACTCATATGAAGATTCATAATCATACTCTGGAGGAATTATACTAGTGCAATCTTCATCTTCAGAATCTTTGTAGAATGAATTACTAAGTAATATTAAGAATAAGAACAGATTAGTTACTGTAAATCTAGCATCTTCATTTATAGAAGGTATTGCAGCTATTTCCAAATCTTCAAAATTAGAATCTGAAGACATTATAAGTCCTAAGAAATACTCTAACTGATATTGATATTCAGTCATAGAAGTCTTAAAGTCTATAGATATATACTTAGTAGGCTCTATAGAGAATTCTCTATCTAATATCTGTTCTTTTACAGTATTATGATCATTAGGACCATCCCAATAAGGATCTTGTAAAGTAATATCATTGTATAATGTATGATTCATATTATCCTTTATATAAGCATCATATGAATCACCTAATTTAGCACTTATAAATTCAAGACTATACTTTTCATCATTAGTTCCATTGATAATGAAATTTCCACGTTCATCTCTTTTTCTATTCTTAAAGAGATAGTACTCCATTATCTGAGTTCTATTATTATCAAATATTTCAAGTATATCATCATAGTTTCTATCTGAAGACTTATATTTAACAAGCTTATTCAGATTCTTAACTATTCGTATCTGATATCTGAGAGGAATTTCACTAAAGAATTTGACGCCATTAGACTCCAAGAAATACTTACAAGATCTTAAGTCAAATATATCTCTTCTTATATACCACTCAGATACTTCAGATATCATATCAGCAAATACTTGTGCTAATAACATTATGATCATTTCATAGTCATAATATTCACCATTAAAAGCATTTACATCGTGATAGTATCTATTAATATAGATATCTTTCTCTATAAGATATAACTCAGTGAATCTATCTTCTATAAGATAGTATACACTAGGCATATATAAAATATCCCATTTCTTTGCAACTCTGGATTTATACAATCCATTTTTCCATCTTGAATGGTATATAGTTACTTCATCTTCGGCACCAATCATTCGATTCCCAAGATAATCCATATATCCATAATTAGATCCAGGATAAGTTTTTCTTAACTCAGCCATTCTGCCTGAGCCATATAAATATGATATCAACTCATCATCTTGTTCATGAAGTGGCTTTGCAGGATCAAATGGAACAGTATCGGGAATATTATCTATAACTTTATCAAGATATACATAGTATAATTCACCTGTATTATAAGGTGGAAGTCCGATAAAAGTTCTATAATAATTATTCTTCTCTACAAAATCATCTTCAAAATATCCAGGAACTAGATTACCACTAGAATCAACATATCCGTTGATTGCACGCATAAGATCATCTCTATCCTCTTCAGGTATAGCAGATTTATCTTTAGCATATATCTTAGCATGATCAGCATCGTAGCCAAATCTCATTAGTTCTTCTGGGGTAAAAGGATATAGATTAAAAGGGATTTCATTGTTTGGATCTTCATATTTGAATATAAATAACTGCGCTCTACTTAATGAATCTTCTATTTCAGATCCATTGGCAATAGCATCATTCTTTATAACTATTCCAGATAGAATCTTTTTGCAGTTATATACAATTTCATCCATTAAGGGGTGATTGGTATAGGTCTTACCACTCATCGTAAAAGCCATCTTTTTTCACCTCCACACTATAAGTTAAAACATTAATATTATGTGATTTTTAGCCAAAAATAACTTATATATTAATATTAAGTAGGAGGGCTATATTATGACAAATGAGATAGTTCCTAAGAAAAGACTAGAAGAATATAATATCTATCCAGATATTATTCAGTTTCCAGATAAGAATCCATGTCTACATTCTCCATATGCTACAACTGATTTGTTTTTCTATCAAACTAGAGAAACATTTATGGATGTAGATGTGTTTAGAAACTTTTTAAAGAATGCAGAATCTAGATTTAGAGCATCGAGAGAATATAAAGCTTATAAATCTTATCTTATAGAATACTTGGGAATAGATAGATGCCAAGTATTTGGTAATATAACTGTAGAAGATGCTGAAATTGAATTACACCATAACGTATTAGGATTATTTGATATATGTTTACTTATAGCTTCTCATATAGTAAATACTATAGGTACTATTACTACATATGATCTTATTCAGTTTCTTATACAAGAGCATTGGAATAATAGAGTAGGAGTTACATTCTTAACTAAAACTGCTCATCAAATATATACTAACGATCCAGATGGCTTTATACCTCCTAATATGACATTTGGTAAATGGTGGGAGTTGCTATCTATATACAGATATGGGATTACTTACGATATAGCAAACAAGATTATAAGATATATAAAGAAATACCAAGAGCAGATGCCTCTTAGTATTGATTTGCCTCAACAAGATCAGATACTTAGTTTTGCTCAATATAATGAATATGGATGGCCAAAAGAATGGTGTGGAGAAATTCCTCCAGATGTAAGAGATATACATTCAGGAGAGGAAGTAAAGGAGGAGAGAAATTATGAATGGTGATATTTATATTACTATTTTATTAGCAGTTTGGAGTTTTATAATACTGGTATTAATTCGACAATTGATACTTCTTCCGATATTAAGGTATAAAGAGAATATAAAAAATAAAGAACTTAAGATAGAAGAATCTAAATTATATAGTAATATAGAGATTAATGAAGTTAATGCTCTACTGGACAAGTATTTTGATGATAGAGTTAAGTCTTATATACTGAATAACTTCATAAAAAATAAAGTTTCATATGTCAATGCTGAACAGAAGAGAGCAATGGTAAGAGATCTTACTAAAAGTACTATACTGGATATATCAGAACTCTATATATACTACATAAAGCTTCTGCATAATCTAAATACAGATGATGACTTAACATCATTCATATACGTAATGATAAGTAAATACACAGAAGAAAATGTAGCTGCTTTAAATTCTATTCCTTCTCCAGACAGATAATAATGTCCGGTACTCATATGAGTACCGGACTATTTTAATCATCAATATTTTCACCAATCTTTTGTTTATATATCTCTCTAATTCGAGATTGTTCTTTTTCTATTTCAAAGATTTGCTTACGATATTGTCGTTGTTCTAGTGGGATATCTGTATTTGATAACTTCTTTCTTATTCTTGCTATTTTATCTTCATTATCGGTATATAACTTCTTCGCTGATTCTATAAATGTATCACTCATGATATCCCCCAATTATTATATTATTTTGAGTATTAGATCCAATACCCATTTTATTATTGTGTAAAGTCCAATACAAGTGCATATAAATATGAATATGATAAACAATGTTGCAATAACTTGAGATATAGCAGAAGATTTTTTGACCGGAGTTTCTTCTTTCTCAGTCTTTTCTTTCATTTTCATATACTCTTTACTTTTCTTCAAAGCTTCCATCTTATTATCTATATGAGATATAATTGGAAGTTTATCTTGTAATTGTAGATCATCTATAAGCATAAAGAATGTTTCTACATCGACTATACCTGTAGGTTCCATATACATATCAGTTTGGAAATCTTTTACACCTTCAGTAGATACTATATAGTCTTTATCTATCATAATTTCTGTAGTAATATATTGAATATAAGGATCATCTTTGAATATCTCATCATATTCAATATCAAACTTGTTTTTAAACTTACTAAAGTCTATTACATTATCAGCCATAGTAATACCTCCTTATGAAGAAGTTATACTAATTCCTTTCTAGCCTACCTTTTAACTCAGTTAAGATACTCCATATTTCTCTAAGTATATATAGATTATAATTGATATCTATATTATCTATAGAGACATTACCAGTAATTCCAAAAGAACATCTTTCTACATTATTACCCATATTTATCATATATACAGACGAAGAATCAAATGTTCTATAATATTCTATTGGTAGTTGCTTATTTAAATACTGGCTTGTAAATTCATCTATGTATCTAAACGCATCATCAAGAGTACTTCTCTCTATCAATCCAATTAGAGTTGCTATAACCGCTAAAAAATAATCTTGATGTAAAAACAAATTCTCACCTAATCCCTTAACATCAACATTCATATCGTTATCTGAGCCAAACGATAAGAATATAACTAAGCGATCTATTTTCATCATTACGTTTGATACAGACTTAGGTCTGAATTCTATATATTCATCAAACTTAAGATTAGTTAAATCATAAGGAGTATTTACATATATAGCATCGTTTGCTACTCTCATAATTTGTATTGGATCAAGATTATTAGCAATAGCAAACTTCTTCTTATATTCTATTATACCATCACTGATTGTATTATAATAAGATCTATCAGATCTTATCATTAATCCAATATCTTTTTCTCTTATTCCTTTTGGTAAAGATGATAAGTATCTATAATAATTATCATCTATAGCATTCAATTGTCTTAGTACACTTATATTTGCAGCTTTCATATCATATTCAACTATCCTGCCAGATAGATATCTGACAGGAGTTAAATATTCTCTATTGCTTACAATATTTAAAATTTCGTTATCGCTTACCATATATATAGCCCTCCAAATATACAGGAGTTCTTCCATATGTATTATCAACTGTTTTTGTAGATTCGACAAAATTGCTGACAATTATATCAAATCTATCATTATCCTGATCTAGATTGAATAATCCATAGCCAGGAGCAAAATCAGAATTATCTATATTATTCTTAGCATATACGTAATCATAATCAGATGCAATCTGTACAGCATTATATCCATACCGCTGTTGTATTAACTTCATAAGAGATTCAATAAGATTTTCAGACCAATCTTCTCTACTTACCAATATCATTACATCTTTACCAATATACAGATGATATATGATCTGAAAGAAATTTACAAAGTTTATATCATCGGATAATATCCAATTCATATATGCTATATCAAAATCTTTATCATACAAATGTCCTAACGAATTAGGAGGTACAAGTTGTAGCTGTATTGCATTCTTTACCATCTTCATACTACTAAGATTATATACAATACAGCTATCACCAAATACTATATTTACTACTTCTGGATTGTCATATCCATACATTAACATCTCATATTCTCCTTAATACTTGATGTACATTTGGATTTCTATGTACTGCTTTATGAAGATGCATTATATAATCTATCTGCTCTTGATATGTTGTACCATATGGTCTCAACTCTGCTATCAATTGGTTTATAACAGGCTGATTATTTATAACAGCATCTATTGGATATAAGTATAGATAATCCATTGGTGATATTACATGAGCTGAATATATTAGATTTAACCATATTGGAATACAGCTATCATCATAATAGCAATTAGCGAGACTAGGATTTTGTTCTTCTATCATTCCAATATGGACTCCATAACATCTATAAATCAAATCTACAAGTTTATATCCAGTAGAATTAGATGATCCATATCCAGATGGTAAATATAATAACAGCTTTCCACCTTTAAAAAGAAAACTGATTATAGCCCCAATGAATTGCATCTGGAAAGGAGCCCTTAAATGATCTGAATATATACAGTCATATAAAGGCTCATTTCCATCTGATTCTGCAATTAAAGCTTCTACTGGAGGGAGTAAACACATCCCTCCAAGTACAGCTTCGTTATCCATCAAGGTTCTTTCATCTTCATCTAGATTGATTATCTTGGTACCATCTAAAGGAGCATCGTATATAACTTGAATATTACTGGTTATATAAATAGAACCTCTCAGGAACATAAAATCAACCTTCTTTCTTATTTACCAATGTAGGTAAAGCTCCTACAGGTGCCGGCTTCTTGTCATCATCTGAATCAATGTTTGCCGCTTTCTTCAATTCATTCAGATACTTATTACTTACAACAGTTAAAGCATCTACATTCTGATTGTTGATCGTACTTATAGCCATAATTGTTCCATTGTTGATTGTTACATAATCACCATCTAAGTTCTTGATAACTATGACATTTCTCGGCTGTAAATCCGGTAACAGATTCTTGATATCGATCAATTCAGCATCGAATTCTTCAATACTTGTATAGATCTTTGTTTTAGAATCAGCTATAGAAGAATCTTCTTCATCACTTTCAACCTTTACAGTTGTTGTAGAATTTGTTTCTGTTGCTTCATTAGAGTTGTTCTTTAAGAGATCATTATTTATATAAATGATCTCAGGATCTTCAGCTTCAGAAACAATTGTCTCTGTATTATCTTGAGCTACATACTTGATATAACTCTTTACTTCTACACAAGTCTGATTCAGATTCTCATCAACTTCTTCTTCCTTCTTAGAGAATACGAAATAGTTTTCTGATACAAGCTTAAGTGCAGATTCAGAAACAAATACATCATCAAGTTCCTCAATAGCATTAGGATTTGTATCCAGAATATGTCTATAGCCTTTATACAAAGTATCCATAAGTATCTGGAAGAATTCCTTATTGCTGCAGCTTGAATCAATAACTTCATAGATATTATCAACAAGATTCTTTAATGTACGTACAACAAGATCTTCTTTGATATTATCAAACTTAACTGCTTTGATCTCTTCAAGCATTTTCTGAGCATATTTCTCAGCAAGCTCTACATGAGGAGTATGATCTACAGTATCTTCGGTCTTCTCACCAAAGGTAACCATCTTTCTTGCTCCAGATCTATCTTCTTCTTTATCTTCAACTACAGCATTTACTACTTCTTTAAGTGTAGGTGCTGGTTCTTTCTTTACTTCTTCTACTATTTCTTCCTTGGGCTCTTCTTTCTTTACTTCTTCTGTTGCTTTGAAGTCAGTATATGATGCCCCATTGATTGTTCTTTCCGGACGTCTAGGAGTACTCTTAACTTCTTCCTTAGTTTCAATTGCATTGGAAGTATCTCCTCCTAATACAGTGCCGGGTTTGAAATTCATACTACCACCTGATACTATAATTCCCATTGCTTTTCTTGCTCCTTTCGTAACTATCATTTTATTTTTTATTTTCTTTTCTAGTTCCTTTGCTTTATACTTGGAACCACATTTCTTACACACCAAGAAGTTATAACCTGCATCGTAATCTATCTCTCCTTCACAACGTCCAGTTGGACTAGTAGCATCTGGTGCAGCGCAGAATAATTTATTACCATCAAGTTCGTAGCAATATGGATAATCTAATAGAACAGGTCCCATAGATTCTCTTATTCCCCAATTCATGAAGAATTTAGTTCCTATATCTGCCATTACATACTTTCCGATAAACCATTCATTGATAACTGTAAATATATCTTCTGCAACTGACAAGAATTGTTCTCTATTAGTGATTGGAACAACTCTTTCAAATAATCCAACAGTCCCGCAAGGACTTATCTCATAAACCTTACATACAAACGGCTTTAATAGATATTGTAATCTGAATTCATCTGGATTGTCTCTTCTACCAACATCATCGGTAGCGACCTTTATAATATAATCTGGAAATTCTGGATGTCTATAAGAAACTCTATTAGTGCCGCCTATAAATTTAACTAGACCCCTAGAGGTGCAAATCTGATCAATCAATTTATATCGTTCTTCTGGGTGTGAAGATAACCTTAAACTAGTTGCAATTTGATGTAACTGCTCTATATCATACGGGGATAAGAAATAAGTAAGTGGAGGAGCTTGAAGTTTATCAAAATCAAACTCTTCAATAGTAGTTCTCTTACTTGTTAATCTATTGAGGATATAGTTTCTGTCATCCATCACTTACTATCCTCCCGAATATATCGAATTTGGAATTGAATTTACAAATTGATAATATCTTTGTCGGTGAGCTTCATATCCAGCTTCTTGTGAATTGTGAACTGTATATGATTCCCCAGCATGTGAACCAAAATTACATTTAATAGTTAATGTACCATCATCTTCCAATTCTGCATTTTGACTCAAAACTGGAAATTGATTTAACATTGCTTGTTTTAACCCCATAGAAGAATCTTGTTGTGTTGGTGCTGTCTGCTGTATATCAAATCCTCGTTCTCTGGCATATCTTTCTTCTGCTTTCTTCCTTACAAAATATCGATAGCCATTATCACCAGACTGATATAAGTTTTTACCATTACGTCTTCTATGCATCTCATCGTCCATTTCCCATTTGGCTTTTACTACACCCATATTGAGAAATGTGTCATACATATTTGAATCAGGTGGAATAATATCATTAAACTCTTTTGAGACTTGTGCATGGAATGAGTTATATATAGCTGCATTACTCCAAGGTTCAAGATTGCTTAAAACTCTGTCTTTATAAGCAACCTCTGGAGTTGTTGGTACATAAGCTTGAGGTACATCGATAACTCTACCGGTATATCTTTCTTGTATAACTTCTTCACCTACACCATCATGATTTATTTTATGAGCTAATCTAGATAGATTCATATTGAAATCTAATCTATTTTGCCTAGCCTGATTCTTTATCTCTTCGACTTTAAGTCTTATCGCATTATCCAATGCATAATTTGTTGATTGAGTATAATATGGTGCTCCATAATAGTTATTATATCCATAATATCCATTATAGTTATAACCAAAGTTATTTTGACTGTCTATAGATTTCTTAGCCTCAGTCTCTATACTCTCATTCCAACATTGATACTTCAGTCTCTCAATTTGATCTTCTATATCCATTGGAGCCAAATACTCATTACCAGATGGATTATATCCTGGAATCTGATAAGTAGTCGGAACTTGTTGCTGCATCATTGGGTTTTGATAGCCATTGTTCCATTGACTCTGATATCCATATTGATTATAATACTGCTGATACGTTGGCTGTGCATTATATCTATATGGACTTCCAAGACCTTGCTGCGGATAATAATTATAGTTATAATTATAATAACCAGGAGGATTCATAAACTCCATTCCTCCATTATACCCATAGTTTCCTGGATAAATAGATACAGGTTGCATCATCTGTTGAGCTCTGGCATTTGGATTATAACTATATTGTCCAAAAGAAGCCATATTAGCTGCTTCATATTCAGACATTGAAGATGGAGAACCTTGAATAGGTTCTCCAGTTATCATATCTTCTTGCTGCATTATGATGCTCTCCTTTGTTTAGTATAATATAGGACCTACACCCTGAGCTTCATGTAACAACTTCTGTTTCTTTAACTTCAATTTTATCTTCTTCTTTATATCTGTTTCTTTATTTATTTTTTCTTCTATCTCTCGAACTTCCTGCATTATATCATAAAAACTTTTGCCAGGTAGTCTATTAGCTGGTCTTACTATTTTTGACATTGATATTTCCTCCTCTCCAATATTATAATATACAACTCAAATTGAAA